GATCACCATGCTCAGGCGGCATGGCCACGAGGCTCATCTCTATGTATCTGAGAAGTACAACGGCGAGGAGTTCTCGCCCGGGATCCCGGTTCACAAAAAAGTCCCTTTTGCTCACCTCACAGATTACACCTCTATCAAGTATCTGTCCCCTGAACACAAAATGACGGCAAAAGCGACTGCGAAGGTGCTGAAGGAAGAGCTCTCCAGGTTCGACATGGTATGGACCCATGACTGGATATTTACCGGGTGGAATGTCCCTTACGGACTGGGCTGTCAGCTCGCCTGGCCGGACATGCCGGGAACTGCATGGCTCCACTGGATCCACTCGGTTCCTTCCCACAGCCGCGATTTCTGGCAGATAAGGGCCTACGGCCCCAGGGCAAAGATAGTCTTCCCGAACAGGACCGACGCCCTCCTCGTCGCGGAGCAGTTCAAGGGCGAAATAGACGATGTCAGGCCGATCCACCATATCAAGGACTTGCGGACGTTTTATGATTTCAGCGCAGACACCTGGCGCTTAATAGACCTTGTCCCCCAGGTCATGAGCGCCGACGTGGTCCAGGTCCTCCCTGCGTCTGCGGACCGGCTCAGCGCCAAGAGGGTCAAGGAGGTGATCACCATATTCGGCCACATCAACAGGAGGGTGAACGAGGTCTGCCTCTTAATTGCCAACCAGTGGGCCACAGAAAGACAGCACAAGGAGGACATAGCGAAATACTATGAGCACGCAAAGGCCTGCGGCCTTGAGCCGGGCCGGGACGTGGTTTTCACAAGCGACGTCATGCCGGAGTATAGGGTCGGCATCCCCAAGCGTATGATCCGGGAGCTTTTGCTTTGCTCCAACCTTTTCATTTTCCCGACGAGGGAAGAGTCCTTCGGCCTGGTAGTGCCTGAAGCAGCCCTCCACGGGGTCCAGCTCGTGCTCAATAGATCCTTGACCCAGCAGTACGAAGTGGCGGGGCACAATGCGCTTTTTTTCGACTTCGGCTCATACCGCCATGAGCACCACAACAAGATGGGAGACAGGTATTACGCAGAGATAGCGATCATCATCCTCGGCAAGATGGCCAAGTCTGACGTGATCCGTTCCAAGACCTTTGCCCGGAAGTGCTACAACATGGACTACCTCTACCGGACAGAGTATGAGCCGGTCATGGGCGAGTCACTGACATGGGGGAGGAAAGCGGCATGAGACTGGTGTTCCTTTATTATTCGTACAAGCACGGGTATGGCCAGAACCAGGCATGGGATCCCCGTGTCGAATCGAAGAACTTTTACGCCGAGCGCTTCACCCAGGAGGGCTATTATAAATTAATCCAGTACATGGCCGAGCGCCGGATCATCGACGAGGCCCTGGTCGTCATCGAGTCAAGAGACAGGCCAGGATACCGCGCTTACAGCGACAGGGTCGACTGCCTTGTTATGCCGGATATAACAAAGAGTCTGGGAGAATTTATTAGAGGCAACGATATCATCTGGGTCAGAGGAGGCTTCAAACATTGGCATGACTGGCTCGCCAGGATGCACGAGCTGGGGTTCTGGCTCATGGTCTATGCCGCCAACACGGGAAGGCAGAAGTGGAGGTTCTGGGATGTCGTTTTCAATGACCTGGAGGGACGAAATTATGTCGATGAGGTCGGCAGGGTCCACCTGGATTTCAGGAAGCCGGTCAACGATGAGATATTTTACCTGAACCCGATGCCTGAGAGGTGGGACGTCATGATCGGCGCAAGCCGGGTTCACGACAGGAAAGGGCAGTGGCGGGTCATAGATGCCCTGGCCACATATAAAGAGCTCTACAAGGAGCCGCTCAGGGCTGTCCTCCCTGGGCCGTTTTCAAGGGGCGTCGAGACGAACAGGATCCGCGACAAGATTCATTTTCACAACCTTCCCGTTGATGTCACGGGTGAGCTGCCCAGGGAAGACCTCGCGGTCGTTATGAACTCATCAAAAATATTTGTCGGCCTGGGAACCCACGGCCAGGGAGACCGCGGACCTATAGAAGCGATGGCCTGCGGGTGCCCACTGCTAATCGGGTACCCTCAATATCATGCGCCATGGCTGACCGGAAATATGAGATATGCGCTGATTTCAAGCAATCCCGAAAACCCGATAATAGTGGCCAAGGAGATGCGCAAAATGCTGGACAATTACACGCCCGATCTGCGCAGCAAAGTCAGCAAATACAGGGAACAGTGCGCCGGCATGATAACAGCGATTTTGCCGCGGATGGCCAGGCTTTTTTCCTTTTTCAAGGGCCACCCAAGGGCGGACCGAAAAAAGCTGGCTAAGGAGCTCGGACTATGAAGAAACCCACGTTTTCCGCCGTTGTCCCGGTCGTCAACAGAAAAATGGCAAACCGGCTTTTCGCCTCCATTGATGACAATCTTTACGGGCCTGAAAAGGTAATCGTCATCGACAACACGCGCGGCCATAAGAGGCTGGAAATGAAGGCGTCTTTTTCCAACGTCCTAATGCTGAAGCCCAGTGAACCCCTCCCTGTCAACCCTTCATGGGAAATAGGGATCAGGCTGTCCGGGGACGTCAATTTTGTGAGCATCCTCAATGACGACGTGATCCTTGGGCCTGGTTTTTTTGAGTGGGTCGCCTGTGTCTTTGAGCGATATGCAGATGCGGGCGCGGTCTGCCCTCATACGCTGACGCCCGAGAACAGCGAAATCCCGGAACCCGGCATTCACCGGATGAAGAGGAAAGAGGGCTGGGCATTTACCATGCGAAAGGCGCTCCTCGACCAGATCCCGCCGATCCCGGAAGGGTGCAGGTATTTCTTTGGTGACAACTGGTTCTGGTGGTTCACATACCGGAAGTTCAACATGCTCTGGTACAAGGATACAGGGAACGTCATATGGCATGAGGTCGGAGCATCCGTCAGAAAAATCGATGGATACCGCAGAATTAAGGAGAAAGAGAAAGAGGTATGCTCCAGGGCCTTGAGGGGGTATTTCCCGGGATCCAAGAAGGAGGCCAAGAGGTGAGGCCCAGGAAGTTCAGGCAGATGGAGTTTAGGGATCTCTTGATCGAGCTGATACAATTGCTCCAGCCGAGCGTGTATTGCGAGGTCGGGGTCAAGCGCGGATATACCTTCAACACAATAACCCCCCTGGTAAGCCTTGCCATTGCCGTGGACATAATGCCCCTGGATTGCATAGAAAAACCTTTGCCGGGCCGGAAGATAAAGAAATACCGGATGACTTCGGACGACTTCGCAAAAAAATACAAAGGTCCTCCCATAGACTTCCTGTAATGACGTTCTTCAAATAGGCAGGCATGTCAGGGACCAAACAGGGCTGATCTTCCTCCATGACACATACCCCGTTATTCCAGAACTGGCAGTGCCGGGGTATTGCCACAATGCGTGGGAGGCAGCCGAGTATTTCCACAAGCACGGCGCAGAATACGGATTCGAGATAGTTACCCTGCCCGGGCCTTGGGCCGGGCTTTCCATCATGAGGAAGGTCGAGGCGGGGCACTTGCACTGGAGGAGCAATGAGGCCGCTTGAAGATATATATGGCAAGAGGTTCTTTAAGGGCAGGCACCGCCTGAACTGGCGTGCGCCCATTGTATGCGGCGCCATAAAAGACGTATTTGAGCCGGCCTCGGTGATCGATGCGGGCTGTGCGACTGGCGACCTGGTGCTTCAGTTCATGACCATGTCGATTGACGCCTATGGCATAGAGGGATCCAGGGCGGTTATCCCATATCTTGAGTGCCCCATCGGCAGAGTGTTTTTCTACGACCTGCGTAAACCCCTGCCGGGGCCTTCGAGACGGTACGACCTTGCCATATCGTTCGAGGTGGCAGAGCACATCGAGCCTGAATATGCAGAGCAGTTCGTTTTAAACCTGGCCGGCCTCTCAGACCGCATCCTGATGTCCGCAGCGCCTCCGGGGCAGGGAGGGCACCATCACGTCAACTGCCAGCCGCCCGGATATTGGACCGAGATGTTCTGGCCACACGGGTTTTTCAGGAAGCCCAGGATTGAGGGGCAATTCAGGATTCATCTTTCGCCCTGGGCTAAGAAAAAAGGGATCAAGGCATACTATGAGAACAGCCTGTATTTTGAAAGGAGAGCCTATGATTGAGATCCTCATGACCGCGACAAAGCGCCCGGAGATCATCGAAAGAACCTTGAGGTCCTTTAAGGCTAACCTTTTCCGAAACATCCCGACGAAGGTAATCGTCAATATAGACCCTGTCGGGCCTGGGACGACAAAGGATGTCCTGGACGTAATAGGGGAATACTTCCGGGTCAAGTCGGTCAACCTACCGGAGGTTCCCCATTTCGGCAAGGCCTTCAAGTGGGTGTGGTCACAGGCCGAGGCGGACCTCTGCTTCTGGCTGGAGGACGACTGGGAGCTTATCCGCCCGCTGAGCCTCCTCGACATGATGGAGGTCATGTTTGAAACCCCTGACCTGGCATCCTTGAGGCTCAACTGGAAGCCCACCAAGCAGTGGGCCATGAAGAACTGGAAGTTTTATTTCCTCTGGGTTCAGGTCAACAAATCGGGCTTCTTTGAATGCCCCAGGAACGTCCGGAAATGCGCACAGTGGGTTGATGCCAACCTCAACCCTGAGAAGCAGTTCCACAACGGGAACGAGAAGCTGATCAGGGAGGTCCTTAAGTGGCGCTACGGCGTCTACGGGGGGCAGAACCAGCCGCCTTCGGTCAGAGACATCGGCAGGGAATGGATGATATCGCACGGCTATAGGAAGAAAGCGAACAAGGCCTGGTTCACCCAGTGGGAGGAGGTGGCGTAATGGCGAAGCTGTCTGTGATCATGCCTTTTGCGAACGAGTATCCCCAGGTGATCTTCACCATCCGGGCGATCGCTGAGGAGCTGATGGGCAAGGTGGACTTCGAGATCATCGCGGTGGACAACTACTGCGCCGAGCTGCACAACCAGAAAAAGACCGTCAAGGTCAGGCGGAATGGGGAAGAGCTGGAGCATGTCGAATCAAAGCAGTACCCGGACAGAGGAGGGGAGGTCGTCGAGGGATCCCAGAGGGCCTGCTCGCCCTGGCTGAAGTACGTCAAGTATGATGAAAAGCTCTCTCACTGGAACGCGAAGAACGCGGGGATCTGCGAGGCGACAGGCGAGTTTTTCTATTTTGTTGACGCCCACGTCATGCCCAGCCGGGACTCCATCTCCCAGATGTTCCTTTACTATGAGAAGCACTGGCAGGAACTTAACGGCACTATTGCGCTGCCCCTGACCTACAAGATCCTTGAAAGCCGGCGCCTCATTTACAAGCTCTTCATCGAGGACGACGGCACGGTCCACTACAAGTTTACGCCCCTCCGCAAGGTGGACGAGCCCTTCCGCGTCCCCTGCATGTCGGCCTGCGGGGTCATGATGCACAGGTCAATAATGGAGGGCCTGGGCGGAGGGTGGCCGGAGCGCCTGGGGATCTATGGCGGCGGGGAGAACTTCTTGAACTTTGTCCTCGCTACCCAGGGCCGTACCGTCAATATTTATCCCTTCGGTACGCTTTATCACCACGGGGATCCCCGGGAGTATTACTGGAACTGGACGGACTACACCAGGAACCGGGCCGTCGCCAACTACATGATAGGCGGGGAGGGGGAGTGCTCGGCAGGATCAGGGCCGAGGTGCTAGAGTCATGCACAGGACATAGGGAGAAGATCCGGAGGACGCAGAAAATGTCGATACAGACCTGGGTGGAGAAGTGCATCCTGGAGGGGTGGCTGGAGAATACGGAGATAGTTCAAAAATTCAGGTCGAGCTGTTGTTAATCAAATACCATGTGACGCACTAAATAATCTGCTTCTTACTAAAAAGGATCAGGAGGTTTAATTTCCCCTTTATCTGCACGGTTGATAAGGTTTAGGAAGAGCTTAAGACAATAATCAGCAACTTCGCCCGATGTGAAAAAGCGTTTTGGATCCGATTTCAGACGCCAACCCCATGTTCCATCAGGTTTAACATCAGGCTCAAACATAAACCTATTAAGCTCTTTAGGTTCAGCGAAAGGAAAACGGTCTCTTTCTTGAGGCAGACGAACCTGACCATTCATTTCTTGTATTACGAGCTGCGCATAGTTAAGGCTATTTCTATAAGGTGGTCGGAAAAAAGCCGTAAGGCTCACGCGACCATTTGTTAGACCAATGGATTCATCATTTGATCCTACCATTATTTTTAGTCTCGGTGAGCTTTCATTAATATCATTAACAAGTCGAGTTATTTCAGAGTAGATCGCTTTTGCTTCCTTTTTAGCGGCACCAACGCCTTCGATTGATGCCAAGAGCCGATTTCTTTTTTCTCGTTCCCTGATTTCCCTTTCTAATCTTTTTGCCCTATGAACCGCATCTTCTTTGCGATATTGACTTCCAAGCCCTTGAGCTCTTGTCTTTATGGCGCCAATTGCCTGTTCAATACCATAATCTTCGAGGCTCAACCTAATTCTTGTTTCAGGCAACCATGGTGGAGCTTTGCTCTTATTGTCCATCATTACAAATAAAAGCCAATCCCAACCTTCTTTTAGGAAACGATCTTTAATAGCTCCTTCTTCTATCCTGGTCCAAGGAGTTTCCCCCCAACCATCTCGATATAACACAACTACCAACCTTGAATCTTCACGGAATGCCTTCCGAAAAGATTCAGTTCCATCGGTTCCAGCAAGATCTTCTTGCTTTTTCGAATAGATGAATACATCGAAATGTGGACTAAGCCGGTCATAGAGATACGAAGCTGTTTCTTCATCCTGTGAAAGAAATGAAATCGCTATGTCATACCCATAATCTATGTTTTTAGTATTCATAGATTTGTTAGTGATTCAATCTTGGAGCTAAATGCTTAGAAGCTTGTTTCATTTATGCTTGTGAATTATATCCTAATTCATGAAGTCTCTTCTTCGCAATCTCTAATTCTTCTTCTGTGAATAAATTGTTCCAGGGGCTTTTTAATATCGTCGCTTCCATCGAAATATCTAGCCTTCCACAATGCCATAGTGCTATGAGGCCTTCTTGCGACCCAGGAGAATGAAGCAGTGCTTTTGCCGCTTCCAGTCCTCCATATCTATTGACCATTTCCAAGAATCTTGTGGCATTATAATTACACTCGGACTTTGTCCTTTCGTAGATCACCATCATCATCCTGTGAAATTGTACTTTAATGTCCTGATTCATTTCCTAGCATTTGCTTAATGCTGTTGATGCGCAGATGGCAAAGGCGCGCAGCGGAAAAGGCATTCAGCGTTCAAACTGTTATTAGGCTGCTATCACTGAACCAATTCAATACTTTTTATTGTCTCGTCGTCTTTTTCGTAGGTGACTTTTACCACAATGAATTGTTTTTTCCCTTTGGAACCTTCAATTGGTGTGCCAGCCACTTCCCAGATCCCTAAAGTAACCACATCAAGTATGCCATGCATAGCGGCTCTAGCTGTGGAACCTGTCGCTTTTCTGAATTTGTAAGTCTCGATCAATACACCATTTTCATCCCTTTTGGAGTCAATAGGTTCTGCCCCCTTGGAACTTAAACATGCCTTTGTCTTACACTGAGTAACCTCTTCAATGCATACTCCTTCTTTCTTTCCCGCCATGTAGACAGAGCAGGAACTTAAGATGAGTGCGAAAATTAAAACGTAAGGCAACCTTGTCATTTTTCCTCCTCCAATTCTCTAAAGGACAGTTTACGTGATGTTCAACTAATGGTTATGCCTTGTCCTGCAATGTTTGGACCTGGTTCTTGACTGACATAGGATTGGTTATGCCATGAAAGGTGACCTCGATGCCGCTGCCTCCGGCGCTACTGAACTCCAGGTTGCCAACGCCGAATATCCTTTGGAATATTGACTGTTTCAGGTTCACATTCCGCAGGTCCTTGATCCGCACTGACTTAATGTTGCGGGCAATGATGCCGTGGCGGCTTTCGATGGTATCTGAAGCGATGGTGAATTTCCATGAATATCTCCGGTACAAAATAACCAGTATTGCCAGGATAAAGATTATCAAGAGTATCCATTGAAGAGACACGCTGTCAGGAGTTTCTGTATTTGAAACTCCGACCAGAGTGCTGATGAAAGCGAGGAAAAGCAGGATTGCGATTAAAATGGCAAGCCATTGGTTACGCCAGGCGGGCCTTCCTACGTAGTTCATTTTTGCCTCCTTACTCCGGCAGGCTATCGACTGGGACGAGCTTCTCCCCCTCCATGCGCTTCAGCTCTTCCGCCGCTTTCTTATCTCCCTTCTCGGCGGCCCTCTGAAGCCGGGCTGCCCTGATCCAGTCGTCGTTGAGCTCGTCGGTGAGGTCGATGGTCATGACGGGTTCGTCTCTCAATTTTTGCTTAGTCATTTCGATTATTCTCCTATCAATTTATATTACATTTAACTAAATTTGTCAACGTTGTGACAATCATCATCTAAGGCCTTCCACAGCTCTGCCCAGCGGCCCTGGATGTATTCTTCCTGTAGGCGCCCGAAATAGTCGGGGTCTGCCGGCTTATCGTCGTTGTGCCTGGCAAGGCCGTTTTCTTCGGGTTCAAAATAGTCTTGGTGTAATTTCATAAGGAACCCGCCCCTTATTGGAAACTGGCAGATATGGCTCCCATGAAATACCCAGCCGCAAAGACTAGAAAGCCAATCAAAATTCCAAGAACAAAATATCCGGCAGCAGGCCAAAGCCTTTTGCGTTCCCTTTCTTTATCTAACTCTGGATCAACATATAACCCTGCCGGCCTGCCCTGCACCGGAGTCCACTAACTTCTTACTCGCCTCATAACGCTCTATTGATCTTCCGCAGGCGCATTGTAAACGCCCGGTTTTCTTGTTTCCCTGTTGATCGCCCCATATGCTTCAACGAGTTCGCCATAGTGCCTCTGGGCCTTGTGCTTCTTGAGGAGGTTGTAAAGCGCGCTCTTCGAGATCCCGGTCGATGCGAGGATGTCCGAGGGGTGTATCCCGTAGTCCATGAGCGCCCGCTGGAAGCCGTAGGGGTCGGTGAGGAGCCATTTCTCTACCTCCCTCTGCTCCATCACCTTCCCTGCCGCCTTTATCGGGCCGTGTTCCACGACCCAGGCATTGAGGGCCTTCTCCAGCTCTTTGAGCCGCGCCTGCACCAGGACCAGGAGTTCCAGGCCCTTCTCGGCCTTCTGGGGTGAATCTATGGTGAATGACTGTGCCGGGGCCGCCTTGCTGGCTGCCAACTGGATCCAGGAGGAGTTGATTGCGGGGCATTCAGCAGTGAACCCGCAGTAAGAGCACTGAGCACCCGGTTTGGGATCCCAGTCTTCGTTGAACTCGATCTCCTCGATGGTGGCGTCGATGTCTTCGCCCACTTTGAGTAAGTCTTCCGGGCTATAAAATCCTCCTTCTTCGATCTTCGCGCCCTTGGCCAGGAAGTTCAGTTTAACCGAGACGCGGTTGATGCCGTGTTCCTTTCCCAGGCCCGCATATCCGGCCCAGGCGTAATAGGGAAGCTGGTGCGGGTCAGGGTCTCCCCAGCCAGACTTGTGATCCACTATGACCAGCGTGTTTTCATCCTGGGGCACCCAGGCCCAGTCAATCACCGCCCTGAAATACACGTTCTTCTCGAACCAGGCATCGTCCGGGAGAAGGTTCCAGTGCCGGTCGAATGCGAGCTTTTGCTCCGTCCAGTATGCCCTGACGTTGGGGTCGATACTAAATTCTGCATCTTGGATGCCCGCTACCAGGTCGTCCACAGCACGCATGACCTCCTGCTTGTCCTCTTCGGTAAAGCCGGGAGGCCATTTGTCGCGCCTGTCCATCTCTGAGAAAGCCCTGGCCGCGCACTGATCAAGGACTTTCAAGCTAAACATGCGGTGGTTCTCATAGAGCCAAGCCAAGTATTCCTTCATGATTGCGTGCGAGACCTGGCCGACCACTGCGATGGCGGAGGGCGGCTCATGGGCCTTCTCGATATAGAGCTTATGGAAGCGGAACGGACACGCGAAGGCCTGTATCCGCGAGAAGCTGTATGCTAGGTTCAAAGGCATGTTTTCCCCCTTTCTACTGCTCGAAAAAATGCTCGCAAGTGGAATCTGCATATTTGGGACAGTGCTGCTCGCAGAAGGCATAATCAACCTCGATTCCACCACGCAGAGGGCAGGGCACCCTGGCATTTGATTCTTTTTCCCACTCCCAGGGAGGTTCCTTGTCTGCCTCGGCGGTCTCCTCGTCTCCAGAAGAAACCTCCTCAGCCTTTTCCTGGCTTGGTTCTTCGGTTGTCTGCTCAGTCTCATCAACTGCCGGCGGCTCTTCGGCTATTGCTTTTGAGAGGATCTCGACCAGCTCCTTTCCCTCTTCCTTGCGGAGGAAGGTGAGGTCGTTCGCGCCAACCGACTTGAGGTATTCATCTACGACCTTCACATAGCCCCTCGCCTCAGCGTTTTTGATGGCGGTCAGGTGAATGCCGTCGATGCCGCAGGTCTTTATGTTCTCGCCGTTGAACTGGATCACGTTCCTGCGGAGGCGCTTTTTCGGCCCTTTGTTTTCCGCTTCCTTTTCCTTGCCTTCCAGGACCTCGCCCGTCTCCCTGTCGATGTCCAGCACCTCACCGTCCAGGGAAGTGGACTCGACATCGGAGGCCTCCGGGATCTCCTCCTGGGTGTAAAGGTTCCCGAATATGTCCGGGAACGCCTCCCTCTGGGCTGCCACCAGGGCGCATTTCCGGATCATGGTCGCGGGCTTCGTGTCCCACATGCGGGATATCTCTCCCGTCTTTTTTCTCCCCACGTACTCTTTGAAGTCGACCTCAGCCCTGACGGGATACTTCTTGCCCTTGACATACACCTCTGCCCAGCCGCCGACGAGGTCTTGGCCGAAAGTGATCGACCCTTCCTGGTATATCGGATTAGGGAGCTCGCCGGTCTCTTTGTATTTGTCCTGCCAGTTCTTGGGCAGCAGGATCACGCCCGCCTTGAAACCCTCATAGCGTTCGCCGGCCCTCTCCGCCCTCTTCATCCAGGCGTACTTGGAGATCACCATCTGGCAGTCCTCTCCGAACTTGACCAGGAAGGCGTCCCCCACCCAGGGGTTGATGTCCTTGTTCCCCCTGGCCACGAACCTTTTTACCTGGTTCACGGTGATCGTGATGTCGCCGGCATCCGTCTTGATCGTCACCGGCTTCTCCATGATGTCGCTCACAGAGCTTTTTTTCGCTATTGCAGTCGTCATACATTGACCTCCTTTTTAAAATTGAATGATTGTTGATCGATATCAACATAATCGGTGACCTTAGCATTGATCCTATCCTTGACGAAGCTGATAGAAGTCTCGATCTTGGCTCGACCATTGTCAGCTTCTTCGATCTTCGTCCCTAGGCCGATTGAAAATTTCTTCTCATTGCAGTTGAGATAAGCTTCATCCAGCTCATTTATGTACGCGGATAAGAGACTGATGACGTTTTCTCCGATCCTTTGAATGATCTCTTCATTGAATTTCATTTGATCAATCTCCGATTAAAAGCCTTTCTCAGAAAGGCCATTGTTCAATTTCGATTGCGAAAATCGCCTTTTTGTCCAACCCGTCCGCCTTATCGAGCTTTTCAAAGCACTCTGCGGGCGTTTTCCCGATGCACAGGATCTTTGGAAAATTATTCTCGTCAACCTGCATCGCGGTCCAGCGCCGGACTGTCTTTGAATAAGCTATCTGATACGTTTTTTTCATCCCTTGCTTCTCCTGGTCGTTCTTTGGTCGGCGGCCCCGGGCGTGGTTATTTCAAACGAGCCCTCGGCGCTCTGGCTCAGGTGCTTCACCACATAGGCCGCGAAATTAGCGCTTGGAAAGCGCCTGGCCTTGTGCCTGGGGCCGAACTCGAATTTGCCCTGGCCTGCGTTGCCGACAAAGTAAAGCCCTGTTGCCTTATCGATTATCATGTAGTTCTTGGTCACTGCTTAACCTCACTTTTGCTGGATTAGGGATTTCAACGTCGAAATCAGATTGCGGTAATGTGGCAATGTGCTTCCACTTATAGTCCTGATAGATGGGCCACACCTTCTCGACCGGAAGGAACTTCATGCAGATTTCCCATATCCCCAATTAAATCCGTCAGGGCTATGGTTGCAAACTTCAAGGCTTGGGCCGGGGTATAACTCTTCGCCGTTAACCCATACGCGCCTTGAATTCCATTCACCCTTAACTCTAATTACGTCCGTGTTCATTTCGGTGCTCCTTTTTGCCTCTAATCTCCCGGGGACAGGCACATTTACAAGCCCAAGGCTGATCAGCCATGCCCCCAGGAGGGAGGAAAAAGCTAGTGGTTTGCCGAGACCCTCGCCCCTGGCTCCAAATGCCGCTTTCTGCGCAGCGCGGTCGTTCAATGGCGATATTTCCCAAGCCCCAGGGCCTCGGCGGGTTAACGCCCGCTTTCAGCTTGCCGACACAAGCTTGTCCTTAGCCGCCGGGCCTCCTTCCGGCCCGCAAATACTAACAGATCGTATCACCCCCTTTCCGGCGACTTCCGGGATCTCGACGCCCCAGGACTCCAGGGTCTTGTCCGAGACAGTGGATCCGTGATATGGGCCGCCGATCACGTTGAACAGGCGAAAAAGCGGCTCACCGTTGATTCCCGTCTGCCAGCCAATGAATTGGATTTGTTTGATTTTTGAATAAAATTCAGGCACTTCTCCCTTTTTTCCTTGAGTGATCGGATATGATTGGATAACATTATAGGAGAAAATCTCCTATTTGTCAACAAAAAAATAGGAGATTTTCTCCTCTAATATTCGCTTTTTATTTTAGTTTATGAATATGATCTTTTCACGATGGGAGGAGTGGGATTTCTTATATCGTTGGATGTCTTGTAGATAAGCTCGGCTTTGGCCAGAATATAGGATGGATGCTCACCTATGAAATTGGCGAGCTTACAAAGGTCCTCAATCGAGACTTTACGGTCTCCAGCTTCCAATGCCCTCAAAATACGATCGCCATCTTTTTTCTCGAAAATCAATCTAGCTACCCCAGTTTTTGACAAACGTTTTTCATCTGCAAGCCTTTGTATTTCATCCAGAAACAATCGACGTAATATTTCTCGAAAAGATCTACAATTCCACATTTTTTCCGCTTGACAGAGGAGAATTTCTCCTATATGATAATTTTTATGAACGAGATTGACCGTTTAAAAGAGTCCTTGGGCACATATGCCGAAGTAGCAAAAGCTCTGGGCATTAGCCAGCGACACTTGCGGTATATCCGAAGCACGGGCCGTATAAGTTCACCTTTAAGAAAACTCATTACTTTTCTCTTACGTTCAAATGAATACCATGGAATGAGAAGGTCATCGGAATCCAATAATTCAATAAATAAGGGATTTTATGGCAAAATAGCCGAAGATGAATAAGCCTCCGGGCTGCTTCACTGCGCCCAGCGGAGTGGGGGTTTGTGCCGAAAGAGCCGTAACCTCATTATTGCCCTTGAATACCGTTAAATATCGGGCAGAGATCCCAGTTGAGGGTATACGATCCAGATTTTGTTTCCGTCGAGATATCGCAATCTCGTTCCTTGGAGCACCCAACCATCGAGATGATTTCCTTTTCACCTGATGGGTGCTGGCTGATTTCGATCTTAAGGGTCACGTCCCAACCGGTTTTGGGACAGTAAGCTTCATGGTGCCGGACTGACTTCATAAATTTTCTGATAACACAGAGTCAACAAAGTGACAACAAAAAAAGAGCACATCTTCGACCTGCTGATAAAAGAGGGCTACGGTTTCTCCGAGACCGTCGCGTTCTTTCTGAGGGACATGGGGATCACCATGTCCGACATAGCCCGGCGTGCGGGCGTTGACAGATCTTACGTTAAAAGGGTGATCGATGGGAAACGGAACTCCGATAGAATCAGGCGAAGCGTCGCCGGAGCGCTCGAATTCGACCCCTGGAGGCACCATGCTTGAAATCTACAAAGAGGACACCGAATCAGTCGAGACCTCAAAGCTGAGCTCGCTTTACACCATGAGGATCCCTGACAGCACGAAAACCATGATCGACAAGCTCTCTCCCCTGTGGAAAAAGAAGCTGAACGAAAGGCTCCGTCTGACGATCGCCAAGGTGCTCCACGAGGCCAACTTCGACCCGAACGTATACTTAAACGGGGACTATGAGCCCGAAAGAGATAGCCTCCAGGCTTAACAAGTCCCTCAAGTGGGTCTATAATCACGCTGCCGACCTCGGCGCGGCCCGCATTGGCGGGACCTGGATTTTCACGGAGGAGGGACTGAGCGATGCCATACAAAGAGGCCAGGAGATGGCGCGGCGTCGTCAAGATAGGTGGGGTCAGGGTGGAGCAGAGGTTGTTTGCCTTAAAAAGGGACGCCGTAAAGTGGGAAACCGAGACCCGGAAGAAGAGGCTGAAAGAGCTGCGGGTGCAAGGAGGCATGGACTTGACGACCTTCTGTACTAAGTACCTGGACTATGCGCTCCAGTTCCGGCCAAAGACCTATGATGAGAAGAGGAGCCTAACGCGGCGCATCATCATGGCCTGGGGACCTGACATCCTGGTCGAGGAGATCACCCCGGAGATAGTGCTCTCATACCTGAGCCGCCGGGCAGAGGAGAGGTCGAACAACGCCTTCAATAAGGACCGCAAGAACCTGCTGGCCATGTGGAACTGGGGCATGGAGATCCTGGGGCTTGAGTCAAACCCGGTGGCAAAGATCAAAAGGCGGGCGCACGAGCGCTCTGCCCAGTACGTGCCCCCCACCCAGGACATCCTCAAGGTCCTGGCTGCCGCGACAAGGGAAGAGAAGGCCTTCCTTGACTGCTACCTCCTCACTGGCGCCAGGCGCTCCGAGGTCCTGCGCTGGACCTGGATAGAGGACATCAACTTCTCCCGGAGGATGTACCGCCTCGGCACCAGGAAGACCAGGGACGGGTCCATGGAGTACGAGTGGTTCACCATGAGCGAGGAGCTGCACGAGTCCCTGCGCTGGCTGTGGGAGCACCGCAGGGACAAGACGAGCCCATATATGTTCCCCGATTACTGGTGTCTCGACAGGAACGGGAGGAACGGCACGGGCGAGCAGAGGGCCAGCAGGTGGATCAAGGCCTTGTGCAGGAGGGCAGGGGTCAAGCCGTTCGGGTTTCACGCTATGCGGCGGTATGTGGCATCCGTCCTGGCCGACGAGCACAAGGTCAGCGCTAAGAGGATACAGCGCATCCTGAGACACAAGAACATCTCCACAACGGAGAGGTACATCAGGCTCCTGAACGAGGACCTGAAAGAGACTTTTGAGCTGCTTTCTAAGCGCTCAGTACCCGAAAGCGGTACCCGAAACAAGGGCAGCAAAAATGAGGAATTGGTCTAACTTATTGAAATCATTTGGCGTCCCCAACCGGATTTGAACCGGTGTTGCCGGCGTGAAAGGCACAAGTCGTTATTTTCAAACCTTTCCCTTCCGACAATTCTTCCAATAAGTTAGGCTTTGTAGCGCATCAACCGGGGTACCATTTCGGGTACTGAGAGCGTGAATTAGAACCATTTTCCAAGGCTCAGTACCCGAAATGGTACCCCGGTTTTTTTGTGGTCAGGAGGTGAAAAATGGAGCCAGAAGAATCGAAGTTTGTCATGAGAAGGTGATGTCAGAACTGACCGACCTGCCGCTGGAAATAATTAAGGAGAAGATCCCCGCATTAAAGAAATGGGGATACTTATCCTAAAGGAGGCCGATATGGGATACAGAAAAGTCGATCCGCAGATATGGAATGACGAGAAGTTCAGGAACTTGTCTGACGACGGCCAACTTGTCTTTTTATTTGTCCTGACGCATCCCCAGATGACTTCAGTCGGCGCGATGAGGGCTACGCTGCCCGGCCTCGCGGCAGAGAAGAAGTGGGAGCTGGAAAGGTTCCGGAAAGCCTTTGAGGAAGGCTTTCAGAAAGGGATGATACTAATGGACGAGGAGGCCTCTTTTATAGTCTTCCCAAACTTCCTTTACTACAACGGGCCGGAAAACCCGAACGTGGTTAAGGCCTGGGCAAAAGCCCTCAAGAAACTTCCCGAGTGCGACCTAAAAACCCAGTTAATTGAGCATATTAAAGAGTTCCTTAAAGGCTACTCAGAGCCGTTTCAAACAGCCTTTCATGAAGAATTAGATAAACTCTTTAATAAAGCCTTTCATAAAGCCTTTGCTAAACCCTTTCAAAAGGGTTTGCCAAAACAGGAGCAGGAGCAGGAACAGGATATATATTTAGCACCCCCTAACGGGGGTACTTGTCCGGAGAGTCCTGAAATCCGGCCCGCTGATCCAGAGGCCGAACTTTTGGCCGAAGAAAAAGCCGAATCCCCCAGGCATAAGCCGGAAGATAAAATCGTCATCCATGGGGGCAACGGAGCGCCCCCGTGTCCACATAAATCCATCATCGACCTATACCACAAAGTCCTGCCGGAACTCCCGGAGGTGCGCATCTGGAACGAGACCCAGAAGGGATATCTCCGGGCCAGGTGGAAGGAAGACAAGCAGAGGCAGTCGCTTGAATGGTGGGAGTCGTACTTCAAGTTCATCCGGGAGTCGGATTTTCTCATGGGCCGGAAAAGCGATTTCATGGCTGACCTTGAATGGCTCGTGAGGCCAAAGAACTTCGCAAAGATAGCCAACGGCAGGTACCACACCAGGAAAAAACCAGGCTGGCAGGTGTGGCTGGAGGAAAAAGAAAAGGAGGTTGGATGTGCATAAGAAACGAGATTTCAAGTTATTCGCGCACTTAATGTGCCTTCTGGCGCTCAACTTCACCGATGATGACAACGTCAGCCCCAGAAAGATCGACCTCTACTGGCAGGCGTTCCAAGGCATCGACATTGAAGATTTCAAGGCAGCCGTTTTCAAGCTCATCAAGCTGAGGCCCTACCGCGGGTTTCCGGCGATTGGCGAGATCTGGCCCCACCTGCCCAGCGGAGTGCAGATTACAGCCTCAGACGCCAGGGCACAAATCGAAAATTGGCTCTACAACGGCGGGCCAGAGCCGGACCACCCGCTCGTTAAGGAGATCATCAAATCCTACGGCGGATGGTACAGGCTCGGGATGACGCCCTATCCACAGCTCCGCTTTGTGCTGAACGACCTTGAATCGCGGTTCGAGGCCCTGACGCGGAGAGGGGAGATCTCCCTGGCCGCAAAAGAACCGCCGGCATTGCCAAACCTCCCAAAGAGGCTGAGAGAGCTGGGAGAAAAATCGCTGAGGAGTATCTCAGATGGGAAAAGCGGCAAAAAAGCACAGGTGGCCTGAGAAAGACCCCAGGGCGCCTCAGAAAGAGTCGGAGCTGACTCAGCAGATCCTCGACATGCTGAACTGTCTCCCAGGGGTGTTCGCATATAAGCACTACTCAGGAGGGCCTTTCGGCCTCTCAGGCGTCCACGACATCATTTGCTGTCTGAGGGGGAAATTCGTCTCGATCGAGGTCAAAAACCCCAAAATCAAGCCCAAATACAGCAGAAAACAGGCCGAATTTGCCAAAAAAATCGAGAAGGCAAAGGGAATATCGATCTGTGTGAACTCCCTGGAGCAGGTCGCGGAAAAACTCAATCTTAACGTCAGGTTATTTCCATTGTTCAACAAAAGCAAACACTTGACTGGCTTGACCAATGCCGACAAAGAAGCAGTACAGGGAAGCGCTTAAACTCACCAAGGGGTGTTATGCAGAGGCCGGAAAGCTTTTGGGCGTCTCGCGCCAGGCCGTCTTTGACTACGTTCAGAGGTACCCTGACCTCAAGAAGATGGTCGAGGGATTCCAGGAGATCATGCTCGACTATGTCGAGAAGAGCATTTTCGACCGGGTCATGGAAAACGACCTGGAGGGGATCAGGCTCGCTGCGAAGTATTACGGCCACAAGAGAGGGCTGATCGAGAGGAAAGAGCTGACAGGGAAAGACGGCGAACCGCTCCTGAGCCACCAGACCCAGATCGACGCCAAGATAGCCGTATTGCTCCACAACCCTGAAGTCCAGAAAGTCTTGGAGGTGCTTGATGGAATTAAGGAACTTAGCATCCAAGGTCCAGCAGATAAAGAGGCTGAGAGCGATAATCCATGAGCTTTCCCCGTGGACGTTCGCGGGCCATATGGCTGGCAAAAAAGACAGGCATTGGCGGCAGGATCATTGTCACCATGCCTCCCAGGCATGGTAAGAGCGAGCTCGTTTCCCACTGGACGCCCGCCTGGTACCTCCACAACTGGCCGCAAGAGAAAGTCATCCTCACGACTTACGAGGCTGACTATTCGCTCTCGTGGGGCCGGAAAGTCAGAAACACGCTCACGTACAACGACGAGATCCGGACGTACCTCGCCAAGGACTCAAAGGCCGCCGGCGCGTGGGAGACCGACCTGGGAGGCGGCATGGTCACTGCCGGGGTCGGCGGGCCGATCACGGGGCGGGGCGGCCACCTGATCATCATAGACGACCCTCACAAGAACTGGGCGGAGGCACAGTCCAAGAAAATCCGGGAAAACATTATCGACTGGTTCAACTCGACGCTTTACACGCGCTGTGAACCCGCTGCCACCATAATCCTGCTCCAGACGCGCTGGCACGAGCGAGACCTGGCCGGGTACCTCCTGAACGATCACAAGGACAACTGGACCGAGGTTCGCCTCCCGGCGCTCGCAGAAGGCGACGACCCTCTGGGAAGAGCAGAGGGAGAAGCCCTGTGCCCGGAGAGGTACGACCGGGACGCCCTCCTCAAGATCAAGCGGGCAGTCGGCTCCCAGGTGTGGGCCGGCCTTTACCAGCAGCGCCCGGCCCCGATGGAGGGAAATATCTGGAAGCTTTCCTGGTGGAACTTTTACCGGGAGAGGCCGGCGTTCCAGTATTTGGTTCAGTCATGGGACACAGGCTTTAAAAAGGGCGAGGAGAACTCATACACGGTGGGCCAGACCTGGGGTATCGCAAAAAACGGGTATTACCTCATCGACCAAGTTCGGGACAGGCTGGAATACCCGGACCTCAAGCGCAGGATCAAGGTCAAGTACGACAGGTTCAGGCCCCGCATCGTGCTGGTCGAGGACAAGGCCTCCGGGATCTCCGTGGTCCAGGACCTTAAGAGGGAGACAAAGATCCCCATTAAGCCGGTCAAGGTCTCCTCAGAGCAGGACAAAATTGTTCGCAGCCAGCTCGCCTCACCGGCAGCCGAGGCGGGGCTCATTTATTTACCTGAGAAAGCGCCGTGGCTCGATGACTATCTCGATGAGATGACCGCCTTTCCAAACTCGGAATTCACGGACCAGGCGGACTGCACGAGCCAGGCGATTGAATATTTACACCAGAAAAGAGCCAGGATCGTTTCAGGGGCTCGGATAATAAGTTCATAGGAGGAAAGCCGAATGAATTGTAAGAACTGCGGGGGAGAGACGCGGGTTTTAAAAACCAGAAACATGGGGGTGTTGGTCCACAGGGTGCGCCAGTGCCAATCATGCCTGTATGTGTTCAACACCTACGAAGAGGAGGGCGGAGGCCGGGAGTTCGCAACAGTCAACGGAAAGCCGCCCGTGACACAGACCCAGGAGGGCAAGACCGAGGCCTCACCGTCTTCCACGACCACGACTACCGAACCGGTGCTTGAGCTGAGAAAGGAGAGAAAACATGCCTCAGCCCGCGATAAAAAAGGCCGTTTCCTCGCCGGCGCAAGAAAAAAAGCAGCCGCTTAGAGAATCGACTATCGTTCTTTTCGACCAGGTGCTTGTCAAGGCCATGTCAAAACTGAGCCTGGACGCCGTCATCAAGAGATACAAGGACCTGATCACGAACTCATGGAAGAAGGCCTCCAGGGACGCGATCATCCAGGCAATCAACACGATCGAATCCAACCCATGGCCTCTTACGCCCGATGAGGTTCAGATCGTCCTTGAAGACCTCGAAAAGACGCTCGGGATGCCCGTTGCCGATGCGATCAGCAAGCCGCTTATAACCCTCGACAAAGCCTCCTACATTGCCGGTGCTGAGGACACCGGGCTGACAGGGATGAAGTTCTCCTGGGGGCTGGAGGATGAGCTCGCCCTCAAAGTCCTTAATCAGAACACCATGTTCTGGATCGGGTCTTATTACACCGACTTTTTACAATCCGGACTGAGAAAACGCCTGAATACGTATTTCCAGGGGGGCCTCAGCCGGCGTGACCTGGCCTTGCGCTTCCGGGCCGACCTAAAACAAGTCACAAAGAAGGGATATGCCTACTGGGACCTCCTGGCCGACCACACAGCGACCAAGGTACGGGAGATAGGCAGGGTCGCAGGGTATGAAAGAGCGGGCGTCCGGGCAATCCGGGTGAAAGCCCGGCTCGACGATAAAACCACACTTTTTTGCCGGAAAATCCACGGCCACGTGATTGGCGTCAAGGACCTCCGCAAGCAGGTCGACAACTACCTCGATGCCTGCAAGAAAAAGGACAAGAAGCTCATCAAAGAGACCTGGCCATGGTGGAACGACAAAGATGCAGAAAAGAAACTGAAGTCCAACTCAGACATCAATTCCCATGTGAAACAAGGGAAGATCGGCCTACCGCCCTACCATGCCAGGTGCAGGACCAGGACCGTGGTGGAGTTTATTGCAGCTCCCGGCTCACACCTTGTTTCGCTGAAGGAAAACGAGCTCGGGGCTGTCGGGACGCCCTGGAAGAAACCTGAGAGCCCGCCAGAGGATATTCTCCACAAGCCGCCAGCCGTAAAGCCGAAAAAAGTAAAATACGTGAACCCGGCGGCTTATAAGCCCGGAGAAATGCCCAAGCCGGAGGCGATCGATTCGGGAAAGCTCAAAACAATGACGCTCCCGGTCGATTTCAAGCCGGCAAAAGACATCAGGATCCCTAAAAAGCCGACCTGGCGGATCATACCCAATTCTCAGCTCGGCAGCAATCCAGGAGCCCAAGTCATCGGGCCAGATGGTAAGAAATATTATGCCAAATTCTATCGGGATCCCCAGCAGGCGCGCTTTGAGTATGCGGCAAATAAGATTCATGAAAAGCTGGGCTTAGGGGTTCCCAAGACAAGGCTTGAGATGCTTCCCTGGAACGGACAAGAACAGCTCGCTGTAGTGAGCGAATGGATTGAGGATGTCAAGCCGGTCCGCTCAATCCTCTGGAAAATCGACACAGGCAAACTTACGAAAACCGAAAGGGAACAAATAACAAAGCATTTTCTCGGCTCGGTGCTCAACAAGAACTGGGATGTTGTCGGCATGGACTTCGACAACCTGGTCTTTAAGGGCCGTAAATTCTACGTGATCGACCAGGGCGGGTCCTTTGTTTTTCGCGCCCAGGGAGGAAGCAAGCCAGAAAGGTCTTCAGACAGGTCGTTATAAGAGAGCTTGAGCAGAGTGGAACCAAGTATGAAAGCTGGCTCAAGAAATTAACCAAGGCCAAGGCTAAAAACGCATTTAAGGCGGCGGGGTTCAGGCCAATGGGAATTGAAAGCTGGACCACGACCCTAATGCGGAGAAAAGAGCACATGCTGGACCGGATCCGGGAGATGATCAAATACGAAGCCGCTGCCATGAAAGAGGAGGCGCTGGAGGCAGGCGCGGTTTTCAAGAAAGCTGAGCACAATGACCTATTTCAAAAATATTATCAGAACTATCTAGCCAAGTTCAAAGGGATTGCGGATGTCAAGGAAGTTGAACGCATTTGCCGGGATGAAATCAGGGCTCGATGCCCTGATATTATGGGCCGGCTCAGTGAATGGCTTGGAAGCACCCAGGGCTTAAAGCCGACAGCGCTCAAATACAAGGCTGAACTCTTGGAGGCGAAGAAACTGAGAACTTATGTTAATCCGCACGCCACCTTCACGCGGGCGGACCTCGAAAGAGAAGCAAAGAGGATCCCAGATGAGGAGTATATCAGGATCCGGGCTTTGACCAAGGCCTATTTCGACAGGATCGGGAAGAAACGGGTAATGCTCTATAGGGGGATAGGGGGGCGTGGGGGCCGTGATTACCGTTCCGATGCCCTCCAAGTCTGGGCAAATACGAAAAATGAAGAGGCTATGATTGAAATCAGGGAGACCTCCCTTTCGGGCTGGTCAACCAGGCACGAAATAGCCAAAATCAAAAAGGGATTCGGGACCCGAGCTGGGGGGATCAATATCAAGTGGTCCCAGCCCATTGAAAACATATTTGTTGCCCACAATATCTGGCCTAAGCAGCGTTTCTTACGTGAAAAGGAGTGGATTTGCTTCGGCTGGCCGGGGAAACACATTCCGTTAAAGTATCTGGAGTATCGATAAAAAGGGAGAGAGCTAGAGAGATATGGAAACATTTGATATGATAAAGGAAAGAATCGCCAAGGATCCGCCGCCTGAGCAGCCTGGTTATCCGACATGGGAGGAGGCCCTGGAGGCCGACATCGAGCAGGTCATGGCGTGGCTTCTGTTTCTCCCTCCGACCCAGGTGGATGACCCAGAATATTTCCGCAAGATGGCTGTCATGCATTTGATATCAGCCCTGGGGTGGAGATACAGAGCGGAGGAGGTAGACATAGGCATTCCTCAAAGAAAGGTATTGACTGCTAGGTAATCTTGTGATAGGAAATTTACTATTTCAAGCAAATATATCAAAAAGGAGGAATGCCATGAGGACAATTAGAATTTCCGACGCAGTTTGGGATGAGATCGCAAAAAGAGGAGTATTCGGTGAATCTCCTGATGATGTATTACGGCGTGTATTCGGCATAACCGAAAATATGGACAAGAAGCGGATTTGGGGACGGAGACGAAACAGATATGCAACAAAGAGAATGTCTTGCGGTGTTAGGGACGGCGTCTTGTTCGTTGAATTTGAAGATGGAGCAGCGGATGAATGGCCTCTTCCACCTCGTCACGACAAAGGTGCCATTCGAGATGTTAGGAGTCAAGCCCTTGATTTTGCAGAGAAACATGGCGCTAGTATAGGTCAGCTAAATGCGATTAAAAAAGCCCTGACCGATAATGGCTACCATTTGACGAAATAATTGTCGAGAGTGGAATTAGAAAATCTCAAAGAAAAAATGAGTGACTCTGAGCAGCTTCCAGGCATGCGTATATAGGAGCACCATGGCCAGAGAGTAATGGGAAAGAAAGGGTATTAAATGTGGGTCTTCACGCGAGACGGCTTCTACTCGGTAGTCCACGACCGCTATTGCCAGCCGGATGAACTAATGGTGCGTTCACGGGACAAAAGAGATTTGATGCGCCTGAGCAAAAAGGTCCCCCTGGGGACTGTTCTCGAAACAAAAAAAGCCGATTACCGGTACCGGGCCGTGATCAAGCGATCGTCCTGGGCAGCATACCTCTCCCATGAGGCGCTTGAAATAGGTTATGACAATTTCAAGAATGCGGTCTATGGCGCGGGTGAAGATGAGGTGAGGGAGATCGCCTACATGAACGTTTGGGTGGCGATGAGGGAGGCTTATCAACAAATCGGAAGATACCGGTAAAATTTCTGACGCAATAAAGCTTTCCTAGAGTTATCAAGCAGAGCTTCTGCATAGTGCTTGATTTTCTTGTTATCATTATGTTAAATTATCTTTGTAATTCTTATATTGAGATTTATGCTTCCGTCATACTCTATTTGCAATTAACGCAATAAAGTTAAAAGACCAAAAAATATTCGCGCAGTCTCCATAGATGAAACCTAGGGGCCCGGGAGTTAAGTCGGACCGTAGTGCGAGGAACACCATTGTCAATAATAAAATGGCGGCGGCGCTTATGGCCTAAGTGAGCTTCCGCTCCATTCATAGGCTACGATAGAATGGTCCCTCTTGCCATCGTAGTTCTGCTCAGCTATTAGCCCACCAGAACCTTAGACTAGCGTTTCAGGAGGCTTCAATGACTCAGCTTAATTACACCCCAGATGATGATGTCAAGGTTCATGAGGAAGGAGCCATCCGGCTTATCTGTAAAGCTTTTCAATCCCACGAGAGCGGCCTACCCGAATGGCTGAAGAATTCAGCGGATGCGTACGCTAGGGAGGATGCACCTGAAGCTAAACGTGTCATTATTGTGATTTTTGATTACGGCCGCAAAGACTTCAAGCCTTCTATTTCTTGCCTAGATTTCTCCGGAATGACCAGCTCTATGATCGAGCAAAGCTTCAGGATCTGGGCTGATCCTGAGGCAGCTCGACGGGGAGCAAAACTCCCTGCTGTTCAGGGAGGACATGGTAATGGTGGAAAATGTTATATGACACAAATGTTCGAAGACTACGCCCTGATCCAGACAGTCAAGGAAGATAAAGGCAACCGCTATGGCGTCGTAGCTGGCTCCATCAGATTTGGCTACATTCCTGACCGACAACGTGGGCGGGATTTCCCTGTCGGTGATCTGCGAGTCCAATTGGAGAAAGTCCTCGATCCTTTGAGGTGCTCTGTTAGCGAACTCCCCGAGGCGGCTAAACAGGCCATTCAAGAAGCCAACGGTTTTACGCTTGTTACTGGCGTAGGGCCAAAAGGCTTCCGCGATCGAATTCCCACCCGTCACTTGATTGAGATTCTACAAGAGCATCCGCAAATGACACGTACTTTGGAGCTGTGCAAAGTATACGTTCTTATCAATGGCGAGTTGTCTAACCGAGGCAGACCGCTTGCTCTTCCTCGAATTACGCCAATGAAAGGAGCAGAACAACCCAAGGAGATTCCCATACCAGATACGCTGAAAGACCCTATTTCTGATGAACAGGTTTCTACAACCAACGATAATTCATTTCCTGCCGGCACCTTAGTACTTTACACTTCGGATGTTAGCATGCGGTGGAGCAAGAAGGGACGCCATAACGTTGTCTACAAAGCGCAGTCTGGGTTCATCGGATATGTCCCGGTTTCTGAACTCGACGTTCAATCTCCATACCGAGACCGGATTTATGGCGAATGCTATCTTGAAGCCCTGGAGCCGTTTAAACAGAATGAAAGAGCCCGGTTGGCAAACAGCCTTCTCACTCGGGCAGTTGAGCGATTTATTTCAGAACAGATTCAGGCATATGCCAAAGAATTTGAAGCTCGTGATCGACGCCGGTACGACCAAGAGGAAAAAAATACTCTTAGCAAAATGAATGAGGCTTTGGATCGGTGGAAGAATCGTTTTCTCAGAGAATTGATGCGCGGACTGTGGGGACCAGGCGAAGGCGGAGGAAGGCTTCCTGAACCACCATTGCCAATCGGTAAACCGGCAAGGCTCGAGCTGTCCCTGCCCTCCCAAAGGGCAGGTCTCGGAGTGGCTTTCCGACCTATATTGAGATTCTTCGATGAGGCGGGGCGTCGAATCCGTCCTGCACCATACATGTGGGTTAGTGAGGATAACAACATAGCGATGGTTGATGAGGACCTGATGATCATAAATACGTTTGCATATGGAAAAACAGCCATATTTGCCGAAACAATCGATGGTGAACTTCGGTCAAACAAGGTGCCGCTCGAAGTCGTCCGCATTCAGGAAATACATATCTCACCAAGCCAGATCCAAATCGCTGCAGGCAGCCGGCAGAAGCTTGAAGCTATTTGTCGTTTGGCCTCCGGTGAAGAGACGAGTGCAGTCTACCTGGTTTGGACTGAAAGCAATGCCAAAGTAGCCAGGGTGAGCTCTTCGGGCTTAGTCTATGGTTTTGCCCCCGGAGAAATTGAAGTTGTCGCTGGTGATGACAGATGCTTGGCGAAAGAGCCGGCTATCATTAAAGTTGTATCTGGTCAGGCTCGTGGAGCAGGACCTCAACGGGGGCAAGGTTATCCAAGAGTCTTGGTTTCTGGTGTAGATCTTGACCCCGAAACCGGGGAACCCGTGGATTTCAGCCGAGAAGATCCACCTGTGTGGCAAAGACCACAAGATGTTGAGCGAAACATTTGGTGGATCAATAGCTCCGCACCCTTGGCGAGATTTTATTTGGATTCCAGTCGTGGCTATGGGGTCCAATCTCGTGAATGGCGAATGTACCATCTTGAACGCTACATAGATATCATGGTCCAGATCGCTCTCACCCATGGCCCAACCGAAAAGGAAGCATTATCTGTTGGTGATTGGATACTTGAATGGGGCTCCCACGTTGCCGAAATCCAGGCAACTGCTGCCTCTGCTCTTAGCGAATTTATCACTGACGGCATCTTACCCGGAGAATAAAATTAATGCCGAATTACAATCGATTAAACGTATCCGATAAACTGCTTTTAGCTGCATACGACTTAGAGCAATCTAGCCAACGACCTTTTTCTGCAGAAGACCTCGTCGTAGCCGCTTGGAAGAGGTTTCCAGATGCCTTCGGCTTGGCAGGATACGGTTCATTGCATCCGGATTCAAATAGGGTTTTCGCGGAAATTATGGGCAGTAAACCTATCAGAAAACAAGGTCTGCTCATAAAGGTCGGCAAGAAAATGTACCAGTTGACCGACGCCGGGCGAGAGCACGCCCGTCTTCTTCTTGATCGCGTGGGAGTTGTATCCGCAATCGAAAAAGCCGATCTTTTCCGAGAGGTAAAACAGGAGCTCAAGAGGCTATTTTCGTCCAAAGCAGCTGAAAAATTTCGAAACGGGCGGCTCGCCGAACTCACTTTTCATGATGCGTGTTCTTTCTGGGGTATCTCGCCTAGGAGCTCGGCAATTGAGCTTGAAGGGCGGATTAACAAATTTAACAGGAATTTGGACTCAGCTCGGAAAGCTGTCCGCGAGAAGACAGTAAGCTTTGAACATGGCGGCCAGGTGTTCAGTGAGACTGATTTAGACAACCTGCTTGAGATACACCATGAGTTGTTGAAGAGATTCCAAACAGAGATAGAAATTATAAGTGAGAGACGGGACGAGAGGAAGATATGATCCAACCTTTATATCAAACCAAGCTAGGAAAAGCATATTGTGCTGATTGTTTGGATATACTAAAGCTTATCCCTAAGAGTTCTATTGACCTTGTTATAACGTCTCCGCCTTTTGCCCTGCGAAGGAAAAAATCTTATGGGAACGTTTCTGCTGAGAAGTATTGCGAGTGGTTTTGGCCATATGCCCAAGGGATCTACCGAGTCTTGAAACCGAAGGGCAGTTTCGTTTTAGACATTGGCGGGTCATGGAATAAAGGTGAGCCAACTCGTACCCTATATCATTTCGAGCTCCTGCTCAGATTGTGTAGCCCACAAGGGCCCTTTCGACTGGCTCAAGAATTCTATTGGTACAATCCCGCCAAGATGCCTGCACCTGCCCAGTGGGTTACCATAGAACGGGTGAGAGTCAAGGATGCGGTCAACCCTATATGGTGGTTGGCGAAATCAATTAGACCAAAAGCTTCTAATCGACGCGTCCTGAAGCCGTACACCAAAAGCATGGAGAATTTATTTGCAAAGGGTTACAATCAGGGGGCAAGGCCCTCCGGGCATGTGGTTTCCAAAAACTGGGACAAACGGCAGAAGGGTGCTATTCCCTCAAATCTGATTATCGCCGCAAACACCAGAAGTAATGATAAGTACCTCAAGGCTTGTAAGGAGCATGGGCTTCCGGTTCATCCGGCCCGCTTTGTGGAGGCCATCCCAGAATTCTTTATCAAGTTTCTAACGAGAAAAGGGGATATAGTACTAGATCCCTTCGCTGGCAGCAATGTGGTTGGAGAAGTGGCCGAACGCCTAGAACGGAAGTGGATTAGTGTAGAAATTAATGAAGGATATGTTGTAGGTTCAGCCTTTCGCTTCGATGGTGTAGGGGCGAGTACCTACAAGCACTGTATGCGCCAATTACAATGTTGAATGAAGAAGGTTAAGAAAGAAAATTGTCTGCCGCCAAAAAAGCGCTTCACGTTAGCGTTATTCCGCCATGCTCCATAGCGGCAAGCGAACTAGATCGTTATGCTTAAAAAGCCATGTCCAGATGGATTTTTTCTGGGAGGTCCTTGACCAGCTCCTTCCCGTATTTCCCGGCAAGATCCTCCAGAAGCCAGCCATAACCTTGCTTCTGGAACTCCTCCACCGCCTCCCTCAAGAACGGCTTTCCTTTCCTGGCCTTCTGCCTCACCTTCTTCCGGAATATCGTCTGGCCGCCTATCTTAAACTTCAGGGCCGCTTTCTTCGGGTTCTTGTGGCGGCGGTACCCATAGGGCGGGTTCTTCCTGACGTTCGGGACGATGGTGATCGCCGGCCTGCCGTCGTGGACTGCCCGGGCGTATGGGAGGTTTGAGCCGACTGTGGCCACGCCTTTCCCTACCAGGGTCGTTTGGATGGACTTGCGGAGGTCCCCTGAGCCGAAGGGAATCCTGTCCTGGTCAGTGGCCAGGTCCTCAACCTTGTGCCCGATCTTGAGCACCACCTCGTTGACATCGAGCTTCTTAGCGGTCACAGATCAACCCTCCCCAGGTCAACGCCCTTTTTCTCGTGGATCAGCTCGATGAGCTTGTACTTGATGGACGTGAGCTCAAGATATGTGAAAGACGAAAGGTCGATCCCGGAGATAGAATCCTGGTCCCAGCCCAAGGCCTTCTCCACCTCCTCCCAGGTGATTCCATATCTCGTCCTGGTGAACCGGAGCCACTTGATGAGAGGCGCCTTGTCTTTTTTTACCGGCACTGTCAGAGCTCCTTATAAATCTTCTCCAGGGTGTCGACGAGAGCCTCCTCTGGAGGAGTCCCGGGTTCCAGCTCTTCCTGGCGAGCGCCGTAACCCAGGTCTTCCCTGGCCTCGTTGGCGTCCAGGATGCCTGCGCCTACCAGCGCAGGGTAGTATTCTGAATCTTTTTCCTGGATCTTTGTGTCCAGCTCCTGGAACTTGAAGTCCGCCTCGATCCCCATTTCCTTCAGGACGGGCCGCAGCTTGGTCTCGAACAATGTCTGCCTGGGATTGATCGTGACCTCCTGGAACACCTTGAGCTGGCCGTGGATCTCCCCTCCGCCCCCGAGCTGGCCGGACACCACGATACCCACGAGCCTGGGCGGGACCCCGTGTGCCGAGACTATGTTGTCCCGGCACCTGGCGCGGAGCTTGTCGAAGGATCCGTCCCGGTCTTTGATGTCGAGAGCCAGTTTCTCAAACCTGACTTTTATGTCCTGGTCGTTGACAGGGAGGTAAAGGGTCCGATGGGCGTTGTTCAGGCCCTTGAAGTTCGACTGGAAAAAATTGACGACTTTTTTTTCGGTCTCTTCGTCGAACTCGCCGCCCTCGACCACGATGGCAAGGTCCGGAACGCCTGAGTTTATGAAAAATTTCTGGTTGTAGAGCACGGCATAGTAGTCGACCTCGATGTCGGGCACAGCCCCCCTCCAGTCCGGGAGGCCATAGTAGCGGGACTTGTCGGTGTAGTTGCAGAAGTGGAGGATCTCACCATGTTCCTGATCGCCCGGCTTTTCTCCAGGCTTGTAAGCGTAGAAATCCACCGCCTCAGCGAGGCCCTTGTATATGAAGGGAAATTTTTCTCCTCTTTTTCTGCGTTTCATGAGGATGGCCGGGGCATGGTAGAGCTCCTGGATCCTGCCTGCCCTGTCCCGGACGATTTCGAGATAACCGTTCCCGGTCGTCTCAAAGTCCAGGGACACCCTGGAGATGACCTCCTGGAACGACTGGCCCATGTCGTTCACCACGGCGAGCCGGAGGTTGACTGTGCAATCCGATTTCACCCGGAGACACCGGGCATGGTATGAGTTGTAGTCTGTAATTCGGGAATAGTAGTTGATGAGGTCGCCCCTGTCCTGGGTCATGGGCCTCTCCACAGCGTCGCCCATTTCAGGCTCAGATTGCTTGGATTCTTTCTCAAACCTGGCGACATAAATGACCTTGGCTCCCCCAAAAGGCTTTTTAGCTGTCTCTGCCATTTCAGCCCTCCTCGCTTTTTCTCCAATTTTTCCCCCAAACACAGCCTGTATCCAGAACTTTTTTGGCATATAGCGCTATATGCCACAAACCCTATTGTTTTTCCTCCTGGATAGCCGAAATAATTTGGCCATGGAGCTGAGGGAGCTTTTCAGGGACATCAGGCACTTCAGCCCGGACGAGTTCGACCGCCCCGACATGCTCGACCGGGACGCCCTTCTGCTCCTCGATGCCATGCGCGACAGAGAGGGGGAGCGCAGGCCGATAAGGATCCGGGTGAACGCCGATTTCGCCCTGACCGGCCACTCGAAAAAGAGCCGCCACAGATGCGGCGACGCGTTCGACATCGTGATCCTTGATGCACGAACATCTAAGCCACTGGACGTGGTGGAGCAATTTCTCATGGCTCTCAGGTACACCTGGGGCGGAATAGGGTTTTACCCCTACTGGAACGAGCCTGGGCTCCACGTTGACCGAAGGCCCTGGACAGTCCTTGGCAGGAGGGCCTTGTGGTGGAGAGACAAGGACGGGAAATACAAGGCAGTGGAGGAATACTTCAAATGGGCATCCCCATCATCGACGAGGTCCTAGACCTTGTAGAGACCGGCATCAACAAGATCTGGCCGGACAAGAACGTCAAAATACAGACCCAAGCCGACCTGGAAAAATTCAAGCACAACCTCACCTCTGCGCTCCAAATGCAGATCCTCAAGCAGGCCATGGAAAAAAACAGGCTCCTCTTCCAGGACACGGAAAGCGCCCGCCAGGTCTACATTGAGGAGATCAGGGCTGCCAACGTGCCCAGATGGGCCAGGGCAATCCAGGTGATGGGCAGGCAAGTGGCGCTCTATGGAACGGTGCTCCTTTATCTTTACTCAAAGGTGAGCGCGCAGCTCAAGCTCCCGCCGATCGTTCTCAATGAGCGCGATTACTGGCTCATCGGCACGGTGTTCGTTTTCCTGTTCGGCGCCCGGAGCGTCGAAAAGATACTGGGGAAAGCCTAATAAGCGAAGGGAGAGGAAAAGATCATGCCGAATTTTCTGAAAAACATGAAGATCACCTTCATTTCCCTCGTCAAGAGGGGTGCCAACAAGAGGACGATCATCATCAAGACGGGCGATGAAACTCCAATGTTCACAAGGGAGATCAAGATCCGGAAGGTTGATGAGGAGAACCGCCGGTTCTACTCCATAGTCTATGCGCCGAACGAAGAGGACGCACAGGGCGATTTCTCAACTCCGGAGGAGATCCAGAAGGCCGCCTACGATTTTATGAAAAACTTGCGGCTCCTGAACATCGACCGGGCGCACAGTGAAACGCCGGAGAAGGCGTTCATTGCCGAGAGCTGGCTATTGAGGAAAAACGATCCCCTGTTTCCGGACGAGCGGGAGGGATCCTGGGCCGTCGGCATTGTCGTTGAGGATGAAGGGCTGTGGCAGGACGTCAAAAAAGGCGAGATCAACGCCCTTTCAATGGGCGGGGTCGGAGAAAGGGAGTTCACCCAGGGCATTTCCAAGATATGGGAGCACACTGAGAACCAGATCAGGCACAGGCTGAAAGACACGAGCGCTTTTATCGCCGAGTCGTTCCGGACCATAAAGATATCTGAGAAAAAAGGCGGCATCTTCCTTGTAACCGGAAAGCTGAAGGGCGGGAGCGGCTCCATGGTCGCCCAGTCGCTCCGCTTCACACTCAAGAATGACAACAATCCCAATGGCTGGACAATGGCGGAGGCCAAGAAATGGTACGAGGACCACAAAGACCAGTTTGAAAAATCCTGGGATGAAATGACCGTCTCAAAAGCAGTGCTTGAAGACAATGCCGGCGTTTTGGGCCTGGATTTGGACGATGGGCTCATGCCGGCCATATATAAAGCCCTGGAGAAACTGGGCCTTAAATCGAACAAAAGAGGAGGTGAAGACATGGACGAGAAGGAAACCAAGGAGCTGATCAACAAAGCTATCGAGCCGCTTCAGAAGAAGGTGGATGAGATAGGCAAGCCGTTGACAAAGGAGCAAATGGCCGAAGTCGTCAAAGTGGCCATCAAACCTCTGTCCGAGCGGGTGGAGAAGCTCGAAAAAGTGACCAAGGGGTCTCGGCAGGATGATGACGACATCAAAAAAGATGCTGACCTCGAAAAGCTCGGAGGTGAGATCGCCAAAATGGTCAACGAGGCATAAGCCTCAAAGGCCACGATTAAGATGAGGAGGTGAAAACTAATGACCTTAGATTTTGGAAGGACGGACACCGTCCACACTCAGGATAACTTGATAGCTGGCCCCATGCCGCGCTCGGAGGTAGGCATCGTCCTGGCATCCGGAGAGAACCTCTCAAGGGGCGCCCCTCTTGGCCGGGTCACAGCAACCGGCAAGTACAAGGAATGGGATCCCAATGCCAGTGACGGAACTCAGAATTTCCGCGCCATACTGGCCGAGGACTGCGATGCGTCGGGAGGCGATGAGAACTGCGTCGCCTATTTTTCTGGCCAGTTCAATTACGATGGGATCCAGTGGGATGCTGACAAGCACCAGAAAGACGACAGACTAGACGCGATCCTCGAAGGCCATGACCGCGGGATCTTCATCCTTGGCCACGACATAGGCGTGAGCGAGTCCGCGTGGACTTCAACTTCAACCACAACCACGAGCTCGACATCCACCACAACATCGTCCAGCTCGTCAACCACCACCACGACAGCATAAGCGCTGTCTGGGGAAAGAGATAAGGAGGTGCTATTCAATGGGACTTTTAGACTTTGATGAATTCAAATGGAGAGCCATGACCTCCGCCATCAACCAGATCAAGGCGGCGGCGAGCCTGGTCAAGGATTTGATTTTTCGTGAGTCAAATCCCCAGCCCTCCGAGTACATCGACGTTGATGTCGTTATCGGGGGCCGGAAGATCGCTCCGTTTGTATCCCCGATTCAGGGCGGTATTGTGGTCGAAAAGATGGGGCGTGAGATGAGGTCGATCAGGGCTCCCAGGATCAGGTTGAAAAAGCCTTTCTCCGCCCATGAGCTCCTGACCACTAGGGCACCTGGAGCCGGGTTCTATACGACAGGCGGGTCAGATGCCCAGGCTTACCGGAGGAAAAAGGTCGCCCAGGAGCTCAACGATCTCAAGAACAACCGCATCGCCAACACCCTTGAGTGGATGTGTTGCCAGGCGCTCACCGGGATTTTGTCCTATGAGGGAGAGAACATCTCCTTCCAGGTGGATTACAAGATGCCGTCCAGCCACAAGATCACTTTGACAGGCACCGATCTATGGTCAGATACCACTGACTCTGATCCAATCAAAAACCTGGATGAGTGGTCAAACCTGATCATCAACGCCCTGGGCTTTGGCCCGGATTTGATGATCATCGGAACCAACGTGGCTAATGCTCTCAGGAAGCATGAGGATATCAGGAAGCTTCTTGACAACAGGAGGGAAAACCTCGGTCAGTTGACCTGGAAGGCAACGTCCAACTTCATAGGCAACCTGAACGGGATCGACATCTACCGCTATGGGAGCAAGTACGACGACCTCAACGATACCGAGCAGAACTTCTGGAACCCGAACTACATAGCGCTGGTAGCCACTAGGGCAAGATTCAGCCGGGAATACGGAATGATCCTTGACCTCAAGGCAGGCGCCAGAGTGGTGGGCGAGTATTTCGCCAAGTCCTGGGAAGAGGAGGATCCGAGCAACCTGTGGATCCTGGCAGAGTCGAGGCCGTTGCCGGTCCCCTGGCAGCCCGAAGCCATCGTCTATGCCAAAGTCGTTTAAGCGATGGACCATTATGTGTCAATCATTGACGGAGCGCTCAAGCTCTTTCTGACGGCGTTCCTCGGGGGGATCGGGTTGTGGGCCTTGAAAAGCTACATCAAGCAGAGGACGGCTCTTCCCAAAGCGAAGAACGGGTTTGTGACTTTGGAAGACCTCAAGGCGCACTGCGCGGGGATGCAGGAGCAGTGCTTTAAGAACCTGACCCAGAAAATGGATGCCATAGGCCGCGTTATCGACCAGCGCCTCAGCCAGGGCGACAGGGTATTCGAGGAACACGCGAACAGGCTGCGGGAGATCGAGGGCAACATGATCAGGGTCATGGAAGACCTGAACCAGTTTGAAAAGGGGCTCTGCGACCGGATAGTCGCAGTCATGGTCAAACACCAGAAACAGGGGCCTTAACCTATGGGATTCGCTTCCTTAAACGATGTCCGGCGCATCGGCAACCTTCCCGACAGCACCAAGCTGGACAATTCGGTCCTGGAACCGCACCTGAAATCCGCGGTGAGGCTTCTGACCAAGTGGATCGGCAATTACTCAGGGGCCACGGGGGACAAGAAAGACCGGTGCATAGAGGCCGAGGCCTGCCTGACCATGTATTACGCCCTCCCGGTCCTCAACACCTTTTTCACCCAGGGCATAACGACGCTTCAAAAGGAAATAGGTGAAATGGACTTTCAATTTCACTCTCCCGAGGAGATGGAGGCTATCAGGGAGGCATGGAAAGACCGGGCCATGGATGCGGTCGCTGAGTGGATGTCGCAGGGAGACCGGCATCCCATAGGATGGTACGCAGTATGAGCGCGATCGATGATGCAATAGAGGAGCATGTCAGGGCGAAGGTCCAGAAGGCCTACCCTGAACTAGAGGAAGACCAGGTCATTGTGAAATTTCCGGAGGCCAGGGCCGCTTTCAGCAGGTCCCACAACATGCGCGACAACTCCGGCAAATGGGCCATATGTGAAGAGACCCTCACTTGCATGGTGATCATTGCATCAGAGGAAAAGCTGGACCGGACATTGCTGATCAGGAAGCTTCCCAGGAAGACCTATCAGCTAGGTGGTTTCAAGGTTCTCCAGGAATACCAGAGGGCTGTTTATTCAGACCTGGTCGAGGCCATAAACATGAAGGGGCTGATTTTTTACATCAGCTACACATACGTCATTTACTCTGAATAACAAGGAGGTGCTTTAAGATGCCATTAACTCCTCACAACACGGAGCTTTACGAACTGGGACGGGGCAAGCTCTACATCGCGGAGTGGTCCGGAGGCTCTCCGGGAGAGTATGAAGAGGTCGGGAACTGCCCGCGGTTCGAGTTCGAGGTCACGGAGGAAGTCGTCACACACAAGGAAAGCCGGGGAGGGGTCCGCACTAAAGACAAGACCGCAACCCTGGAAGCCGCCTACACCCTGTCCTTTGACCTGGACGAGATCGCGGCGTCCAACATGGAAAAGTATGTCCGGGGCGAAATCGATGCGTCCAATCCCTATTTGATCCACGGAATAACCACTGACGGCCTCAAGAAAGAGTACGCGGTCAAGTTTGTCCAGGACAACCAGGAGGGGCCGAACAAGACTTTCGAGTTTTGGAGGTGCAAGCTGAAACCAGGCGGAGCGCACTCTGTAATCGGGGACGAATTCTCGATTCTGCCGTTCAGCGGAGAAGCCCTGAGCGACAAGACGAACCATCCGAGTTCGCCGTATTTCGACGTCAAGTACCACAGCACGACAACGACATCCAGTTCGACCACGACAACGACAACAGCGTAACTCATTAACCTTACACGAAAGGAGTCCGTATGATCCAGACGGGAACCGTCGAGCTTGGCGAGGAAGGGCAAAAAAGGACCGTCACGGTAAAAGAGCTGACTGTGAGCCAGGTTCTTTCGATATTCAACAAGTTTGCCAAGCCTGCCCAAGATGCCCGCGGGCTCGACGATATGCTGACCGAGGCAAAAGAGCTTTTTTCCATGTCCATCGAGGGCCTCCAGTGGGAAGAGCTGAAAGATTTCGCGCCATCAGAGCTGAAGATGCTCTATGACAAGTTCCGGGAGGTCAACGCCGTTTTTTTCGACGTGGCGCGCTCCCTGGGGATCGAGGAGGCCCTGGGAGAGATAATACGCGCGCTAAAAAGCGACTTTATAAGCATATTTGCCGCCTCCTCGAAAGAGGACACCGCGATGTCCTCAACTACGGATACCGCTATTTCTTAATTTGCCTCGAAGTGACCGCCGAACTAGACCTGGAAAGAGAGCTGGATCTGGCGACCGCCTTTCGCATGTCACAACTGGATAACAAAGCATGGAAGGAGTACGTTAGACATGCCAGCCGGTTCAAAGAGCGACACGTTAGACGTGATTATCCGGGTAAAGGACGCGGCCACAAGAAACCTTCAAAAAGTTGACAGAGGCCTCCAAAAACTACAATCCCGCCTTAAATCCCTACCAAGAGCCGTCTTTAACCTGAAGACGGCCTTCGCCGGCCTGGGTCTGAGCCTGCTAGCCAGGAACTTCACCCAGGCCGCCTCCACAGCAGAGCAATACCGGACCCGCCTGAACGTCCTCCTGGGATCGACCATGGAGGGAAACCGCCTCTTTCAGGAGATGGCGGATTATGCGGGCAAGGTGTCTTTCCGGTATGAGGAGATCATGGGATCGGCCACCAACCTTGCCGGCGTCATGAAAGGGGGCACCGATGAGATAAAGCAGTGGATGCCCCTGATCGGGGATCTCGCTGCGGCTACAGGGCTGTCCCTTCAGGAGACCACGGGCCAGGTGATCAGGATGTACAGCGCCGGCGCTGCGGCTGCCGATATGTTCAGGGAACGCGGGGTCTTGGCAATGCTCGGTTTTCAAGCAGGGGTCTCGTATTCGGCAGAGGAGACGAGAAAGCGCCTGCTGGCCGCTTGGAAGGATCCCGCATCCCAGTTTAGAGGAGCTGCGGGCGAACTGGGAAAAACCTGGGAAGGCCTGATATCCATGATGCAGGACAAATGGTTCCAGTTCCGGAACCTGGTCATGGAGGCGGGGGTATTCGACTATTTGAAAGCCTTGATGTCCACTTTCCTGGACTTCATCAACCGGCTCAAGAAAGAGGGCAAGCTCGACAAGTATGCCCAGGACATGGCCAAGTTCTTTTTAAAAGCAATCAACATTCTCATAAAGGGCGGGGCGGCTGCCCTGGAGGTCATATTGCTGCTGCGAAGGGGCTTTGAAGGGATAAAGTTTGTCCTCAACGCAGTCATAGCGGGCTGGGCCAAGCTGATCGCGATAATCATAACCGGGTACTCGAAGATTGCCGGGATCCTGCATATGAAGGGGATCTCGAAGACACTTCAGGGAGTAGCGGATCGGTTCAATGACATCTCGAAGACCGCCGGGGAAGAAATGAATAAATCTGGCGTGAAGATGGTCGAGCTGGCCGACAAGCAGGGCAAATACTGGAGGGGCGTCTCAGGGTTCATCGAGAACGTTAAACAAAAAACCGAGGAGCTCGGCAAGGCCCAGGAAAAGGAGGAAAAGCGCATAAAGCTCAAACCGCCGGTGGACCTCAAAAAGCTTGAGGCCCAACAGAAATCATACGTCGCGCGGCTCTCAGAGACAAGATCGCCTTAGAGGAGTATTTCAAAGAGCGCCGGGCTCTTATTTCAAAGGAATTTAAAGCGGAGATAAGCCTTGCCGAGAAATTGGCCGAGCAAGAGGCAGACCCGGCGAAAAAGATAGCCCTCCAGGACAGGGTGTTCAAGCTGAGGCAGGAGTTCAACCGGGCACTCATCGCCCTGGACCAGGAGCGCTTTGAAAAGACGGAGGACCTGGCACAAAAAGAAGTGGACAGGAAAAAGATCCTGGAATCGTTGAAGCTTAGAATCGCAACTGATTTTGCAGGGAATCTCCAGGCACAGTTCCAAAAAGAGCTGGCCGAGATGGATGAGAGGCACCAGGAGGAGATAAAGCGGCTCCAGGACCTCAATGCAAAAAAAGCCGAGATCGAGGAGGCGTACAGGCTCCAGAAACAGGAAAAAGACAAGCTCATGCTCGACCAGGAGCGAAGGCTAAACGAGTACAGGCTCCAGCTCGCCTCAGACACGGCAAAAGGCATGGCAGACGTATTCAACGAGGTCTATGAGCTCTCAGGGCAAAAGCGCAAAGAGTTCTTTTACCTCTCTAAGGGCGCGGCCCTGGCCGAGGCAATCATCAACACGGCCCAGGCTGTTACAAAAGCTATGGCACAGGGCGGAATATGGGGGATCGCCCAGGCAGCCGTGATCGGCGCAAAAGGGGCCATACAGATAGCGAAGATCAGCTCGCAGACCCTCGGATCCGGAGGGCTTGTCCTTGGGAAGTCTCCTTCACCCACCTCAGACGACAAGCTTGTCGCCGCTACATCCGGAGAGTTCATGATGCCTGTCAAGGCCGTCAAAAACTATGGCCTCGGCATCATGGAGGCTCTCCGACGAAATGCTATCCCGAAAAGTATCCTTGAGGGGTGGTCTGTCCCAGGCTGGAGCCGGCCCAGGTTGGGATTCGCGGCTGGAGGAGCTGTCACTGGGGCGACCGTGCCGGCGGGCCAGGGAGTGACTGTCGAGGCGAGCATTTTCAATCTCCAGGATCCCAGGGACTTTGAGCGGCAGCTCGCATCTGCCAGGGGCAAAAATGCCCTGATCAATTTCCTCGGACAGAACAGGCAGACGGTGAGGCGGATATTGAGGGGTTAAATGACGACCATAAACTCATACCTCCTGAAGAAGCCGGACTGGTCTTCCCCGGTGAAGATACTCAAGACCTGGAGGACCGGGGTTCAGAAAGCCGTCCAGTCCGCTGAAAAAAGAGAACGCATATACTCGCGGGCCAGGATCGGGATCCGGTTCGCCCTGACAGCCATGGACTACGCCGAGGCGGCTTACATCCACCGCAAGATATTCAAATACCAGGGCGGGGTCATCGGGGTTCCCCTGTGGCCATACCTGGCCAGAATAACAGCCCAGGCGAGCGCGGGCCAGAAAGAGGTCCAGGTGGAATCAACCGTCAACACCTTCTTCACCCCAGGGAGGATTGTGGTCCTCATGGATCCGGCAAACATGGAGAGCTACGAATCGGGCATGATCGCATCTGTTACGTCAACTGTAATAACACTTGCGGAAAACCTGGAGAACACCTGGGATGCAGGAGACGAGATCGCCCCGGTGATTCCATGCAGGGTTGGGAACTCCAATTCCTTCACATGGGCCACAGACAGGAACTTCAAGATCAGCATTGAGGCGCGAGAGGCGATAGCAGACTAATGGCATATGAAGATTTCACGACATACACGGAAGTTGATGAAGACAATGACATAACCGTCAGCCAGAACCAGATTACCGTGGATACGATGCGGCGGGACGCAGCTTCTTATGTTCACAAGGATTTTGGGTCCGGCGCATTCGGGGACTTCGAGATTCAGTTTGAGGCGACTTGTTCGGCAGTTTCCGGGAATGGCGCCTCTGTAGTCGTCCTAGGGCTGACTAATTCCGGTTTTACCCACGAGGATGCTCTCCAGAACAATGAGGGCATTTTGGTGTACTTTTACTATAGTTCATACTTGAGCCCGACAGATCAGGTTGTGGCTTTGATGAGAGGTTCCGACCAGACCCAGGACTTATATTACTTCTCTTCGATACCGTCCACCTTTCCGATGGTACTGTATATAGGTACTTGAGCCCTCTCATGTCGAGGGATCACAACGTAGGCGGCGTTGATTCAACAATGACGCTTAATGTCAAGAATTTTGAGATAATTTCAGGGGGGGCATCAACCACCACAACCACGACTACCCAGAGCACGACCACCACGAGCACGACCGCGCCCGGCGGGACTTCCACTTCGTCCTCCACAAGCTCAAGCACAACCACGTCGACTCAGTCCACTTCCACGACCACCACGACCGAGGTCCCTCCGTGCAAGGACCCCGCCAACTACGCCTACGACGCGCCCCAGGAGTGGACTCACAACGAGAGTAACTGGGCCGGCAGGACGATGCGATACATCATTCCGGCATCCAGCTTGAGGGCCGGCGGGTCCGAGGTCTCAGTCTATTTCACCTGGTTCGGTCTCGACTATGAGATCGGCAAATGCTACATCGGCCACCAGGCAAGCTCCGGCCACGAGTACGACTTTGACGGGAACCAGGTTCAGGTCACTTTCAACGGCGGCTTTCCGGGGGCCACGGTCACAAGCCCAGGTGAGTGGTCCGACCAGGTCGCTTTCAGTCTTGACCCGTCCAAGAACCTCGTCGTCGCCGTTTACTTTGTTGACAACGGCATCCCGCGCGGGCCGCTTGAGCCGAACGTCACCGGCTACTGGAAAGACGGGGATGACGCTGCGACGACAGATGCGGTCGGATATTCTCTTCTCCCCACTTACACGGCGCAAAGGGTGATAGATGTCGTCTGTGTTTCAGCAGGCTTGACCACCACGAGCACGACCACGACATCATCCACTACCTCCAGCTCGACCACCACGACCGGGCCTGGGGCGACCGGCACCACGACCAGCTCTTCGACCACCACTTCAACTCAATCGACAACCTGCACGACCACGACCTCCGGGCCATATTGGTCATGGTACCAGGACAGGCCTGTCTTCCTGGTCGATCCCAACTGGGTTTCCCCCCTGGATTCAGATATCGATGATCCAACGGAGATCACGGCATATTACGGCAAGGAATACGCCTACGGGCACTATCCGGAGGGACCCACCTGGAGGTCGGATATAGTCGTCAATGCGGCCTTTGACGCTGCCGACATCACGCTCAGCGTCGAGGATTTCAAATGGGAAGATTATTTCCGGCAGACGGGGACAGGTCAGTATCTCTTCTTTGCGTTCCCGGACGGGACCACAGCGGTCAGAAAGCTAATATCCGCAACATCGTCCACAATCACGCTAGATCAGGCGATCGGAAAGACGGTTTCCACAGATGAGCTCAGCCAGCTCCTGGTCTCGTTTCTCCTGTATGGCCGCTTTGACCAGGACGAGGTCGAGGTGGAATTTCTGAGCTCCAGGGCAGCAAAAGTCAACTTGAGCTTTCACTCGCTCCCCTACGAGACGCCGGGAGTGATAACGAGCACGTCGAGCACGACTACCAGCTCGTCAACTACCAGCTCCAGCACGACAACGACGACATAGAGAGAGGAGGAGATGAAGAACCAGACACAGAGTTACATCGAAAAAGAACAGGCGGTCGAGCTAAAGCCAGTGGAGCTGTTTCACTTCTGGAAGGCGGACGGGTCTCAGCACTGGCGGTACACGTCCCACGACGAGGACGTGGAATACCAGGGCAATACCTACCAGGCCGCGACCTTGAGGTCTCCACCATTCAAATTTTTGCCGTTTTCAAGGACGACCCGATGGAGGAGTACCTGGCGGAGAACCCGATTGAGGTTGTATGGGCCGAAGTGATCCGGGTGCATAAGGACTTGCCTAATCAGGGTTCAAACGTTTTCATCGGCCAGGTTTCCGGCGTGGCCTTCCAGGGCCAGGAGGCGACCGTCAAGTGCGTGGGGTTCGAGTTCCACCTGCGCCAGCCTGCCTTGTCCCTGAGATACCAGCCCAAATGCAATCACTTCATCTACGATGAGATCATAGATGGGGTCGGGTGCGGTGTCGATAAAAATGCACACAAGATAACGAAAACCGTGAGCGTGGATGGCCTGACGCTTTCAAACGCGGACCTCGCGTCTTATTCGGACGGGCACTTCAAGTACGGATGGGTCGAGTGGCAAGGCCACCGCAGGATGATCGTCTCTCATGAGGGACAGAACATCAAGGTCCGGTATCAGATCCCGGGGCTTTCTTCGGGCGCCCAGGTCGACATCTTTCCTGGCTGCGACGGAAGGCCGGAGACATGCAGGGACAAGTTTTCAAATATCAACCAGTTCCTGGGGTTCACACAGATCCCGGTCGACAACCCTGCGACCAAATATTGAGAGCGGGCTATGGCATATTTTTTTGACAGCGAGGAAAACGTAAGGCGGCTCAAGGAGACCCTCAAAAGCTGGGAGGGCACGCCCTGGAGACACAGGACAGCCGTGAAAGGCCTGGGGGCCGACTGCATCCATTTCGTCCTGGGCGTCCTCGGCGAGATGGGGATCCTGGACCTCTCGCGGATCCCCGTCCCCGACTATCCCCCTGACTGGCACCTGCACAACACCAGGGAAATGCTTTACGAGGGCCTCCACCGCTATCTCAATGTAGTCGATGTCCCGGTCTCTGAAGTGAGAAACGGCGACATCATACTAATCCACTTCGGCAAAGCGGCGAGCCATGCGGCCTTTTACCTGGACGGGTTCATTTACCATTGCGTCCGCCCAGGAGGAGTCTCAAAGGGATCCTTCAACGATCGCACCTGGAGGAAGAGGATGAAAATTGCAGTGAGGTTGTTGTCATGAGCGTCGGGGGCCTGATAGGGGGAGCTGTCGGAGGCGCAGTAGGGTTCCTGGTCGGCGGGCCTGTAGGCGCAGCCATCGGCGCGGGGATCGGCGCCGGGGTCGGCATGATGCTCGACCCGGTGCAGCCCGACACGCCAGGGCCTTGGGACCAGGGGGGCATTTCGGTCAACCTGGCCAAGGAGGGCACCCCGATACAGGACGCCCTCGGGACCGTAAAGGTCAACGGAAACATCATATGGTCGTGCTGTCCCAGGTCGGTCGAGATCAAGGAAGAGCAGGGCGGCAAAGGCGGCGGGTCCCTGGGCAATCGGTATTTGCAGGGGGCCTGTGGACAAACTTTACACTGTCTATGCAAACGACAAAGTGGTCTGGTCGGGCGAGCTTGAAAGGCCGGCAAGCGGAGGCCTGGTGACGATATCCCTGGACGGCATGGGGTCCTGTGATTTCTATTTCGGGACTTCGGATCAAACGCCGAACAGCTACATGGGGGCAAGACTGCCGGATGCCACGCTCAACCCGGCTTACCGGGGCCTGTGTTATGCCGTGCTCAAGGACTGTGCCCTGGGCAATTACAACAGGGCTCCCAGCATGTACTTCGTGGTTCACAAGGCGCCCTCAATAGAGGCCCTGGAGGACGACTACAAGGACATAGAGACGTTTGACTACAACCCGGCTCATGCCGTCTATTACGTGCTCAACAGGATGGCCGGCATTGATGCCGAGTACCTTGGCGCAGACGATTTCAACGTCTCCGGAGGCCTGCGGTGGGGAGGTGATTCAAAGCTCCATCTGTTCCTCTACCGTGAATCGGAAGACACTGATTCCTTGCCTTCTTTTGGGCCTGAAGACTTCCTTGAAAAGCCCAGGATCGACCGCAAATCATGGCTGGATACCGTCAATGAATTCAAGGTCCAGTATTCGCGCAGGGTTTTCAGGGAAGCGCTGTGTCCCACGGGATGCGACAACTTTGACATTTCGTCCAAGGAGTCTATCGGAGCCAACGAGACCAGGCAGATTACCATCCAGAACGATGACTGGACGAACCAGGAATGCAACGATTTCTCCTTCCTGAGCGACGGCCTTCCGGCAAGCAGAAGGGGGTCCTTCTGGGGCTTCACCTACCAGGGATCCGGAAAATGGCAGGGAAACTACACGACGAACCCTGACCTCTGCACGGGGCAGGATCCGAATGACCCTGAGTGCCCAAGCATATGCGGCGTAAAGTTGCCATGCTGCACATGCGAAATAATTGATCCGGTCAGCTTTGATATGGACAAGACGCCCGAGACAGTGGATCCGGGGTCAAGCATAAACCTTTACCTGAAAGATGGCTACGGCCCCTTTACCTGGACAATAGAGAGCGGCTCCGGGTTCAGCCTGGGCGCTGGAGTCACATCCACTCGCGTGAATACCCTTTATTGCAATCCAGGCTCCTGTTCCAGCGACGATCAAGTGAAAGTTACAGTCAAGGTGCAGGACGCCTGCGGAAACTCAGCCACTCACACTTTTAGAAACACAGACGGGGTGTGGGACTATGACCTTGCTAGGAGGGCTTTTATTGCAGAGGTCCAACAGGACTATGATTTGTGCGATGACAGTGTGCATCGCTGTCAGACCTTCATAGTGGATGGAGATAAGAGATGGAAATACAGCTCGATAAATACCTACGGGAGAGACAGGCAGTGCCTCAAGCTTGGATTTGATGCAGTGTATGAAGAATTTACTTATCAGGCTGGACTGTCTAATAGCGGGCCGTGTGGTGCAGGAGGCCGCGATTGCGTAACTTGGGATGCGTTGTGCGCCGAGGATCCTAACTGTCCCACGGGCATATATACCAGGGTTGAACTCCACTTCTGGAAATGCAACCCGGCAAGTCAATCGAGCGGATGCTGATGCAGGGCATAGGCTTCATATTACAAGCGTGGAAACTTGCCACCATTCAGGAAGCGGTCAACTTGAACCGCAAGCTTGAGCGGGAAGGCAGGACCTGGGCCGAGGTCACGGGATGGCTCAAGGAAAAAGAGGCGCAAGAGCAAAGGATGGTCGAGCTGAGCCTGGAAGAGCTTTCATTGCTTAGGGCGAGGAGCAGAGGGAAAATCCGTCGATTACCCAAAGCGTTGAGGAAAAAACTCTGGGCCGTGGAAGGCTGGAACCTGGAGAACAGGAAGCTTTCAAGGGGCAAACCATGAAAAGAGAAGCTGAAAAAGGCCAGGCTGGCCGAGGAATACGGGTTTTTATTTTAGGGGGTTTGTCAAGATGATAATCGACTACCGGGAGGCCATAGC